ATTTTTTATAAACTCAGAGCAATCCATGTCATCAAATAAATGACATTCAAATTCTGGATTTAATTCCTTTACTTTATTTACACAATCTTGCATATCTTTGTCCAATTCTTTTGTTTCCCATGTTTGATATATATCCAATGGTATGATCCTTTCCTTTTTTTTAATAATTTTAAGATGAAACCATAAAATTAATAAAGCTATAAAAAACAAAACTCCGATGAGAATCAATCTTCGATTTTTTAACATAATTTATAATATACAATAATATTATAATAAAAATGTCATATTCTTTACTATTAACTACTGTCGTAATAATATTAATTCTTTTATATATTCTATTTAAATTATACGAAATTAATAAGTCGATAACAAACACTAACAAAAGTAGTTTAGTAAGTATAAAAACATCAACGATAGAATACGAAGAACAACATATACCTAAAATAATTATACAAACATGGAAAACAAATACTATTCCTCAAAGATATATGCAGTTAATAGAATCTATAAAGCAATATAATCCAGATTATCAATATATTTTTTTTACGGATGATGACATAGAAGATTTCTTGAAAACAAATTATCCTGAATATTACAGGACCTATTTAAATTTACCTATAACAATTCAACGTATTGATTTTTTTAGATACATAGCTGTTTATCATTTTGGTGGTTTCTACATGGATCTAGATATGCTTTGTTTGAAATCATTTGACAGTTTATTGAAACACAAATGTGTTTTCCCAGTTGATGAATTTATAACTGAAAACTTGTGTCATTATAGAAGATATCGCGGGTTTTGCCAAAAAGAGAATTATTTTTTGTTAGGTCAATACGCCTTTGCAGCAGCACCCAGACATCCATTCATTAAGAGATTAATTGATTATATCCATAAAAACATTAATTATTATATAAAATACGTAAATTATGATTCTGAGGACTATGTTTACAAAACAACCGGGCCAGATTTTGTTACAAATTTATACATAGACGATGACGACAAGGACAATATAATCATTTTAAATAATGGAAAACGCCAATTCTTTGGTGATTATGCAAAACATAATTATTTTGGTACGTGGAAATAAATATATTCATTTAATATAAATAAGATAGTAAATGTTTACATTAGGAGGAAAAACTAAATTATTTAGTATCATTTTAATAATTATAGCTATTTTATTACTTATACTCTATTTAATGAACCGTTTTGATGGATCTATTTGTAGAACAATGGAGGGGTTTGATTCGAAAAATACTACCGGTACTTTTTCGGATGATGGATATATATCTGTAATTAAATTTACAACTTCTGGAACAATAACTCCTGATGCGGATATTAAAATAGGATATTTAGTAGTTGGTGCTGGAGGAGGAAGTAATTATTATCAAGGTGGATCAGGAGGTGGTATTACGTATGATAATGTATCTAGTTCAACAATTACTTTAAAAAAAGATGTTAAATATCAAGTAAATATAGGACAGGGAGTTTTGGGTCAAGCAGGACAAGATTCGTCAATAACTGGACCTGGTATTAATATAGTGGCTGGAGGTGGACTTGGTAACTATAATCAATGGCTTCGACAACAAGGTGGAAATGGAAAAAATAATTTGGGTAAAAATTTACAAGGTGGACAAGCTGGAGATTGGGCTGCAGTACCCGGAGGAAACGGTCCTTTGGTTTCTATTCCAGATATCGGTATAAATACCTATTTTGGAGGTGGTGGTGGTGGCGCTGGTCACAGTTATAGTCCGGGAGGAGCAGGAGGTCAAGGTGGTGGAGGTAGTGGCGGTGGTTATAATACCTATTCAGGAACAAACGGCACAGATAATACTGGTGGAGGAGGAGGCGCTGGTAATGGTAGTTACTATATGACAAGTTACTTTACAAAGGGCGGTTCAGGTATAGTTTACATATATTTTAGAACACCACCCAAAGCAGGTCCGCCTGGACCTCCTGGCCCACCAGGACCTGCTGGTTCTACTGGTCTAACAGGAAAGGATGGCGCAATTGGTCCTGCTGGTCCTACTGGTGCTGCTGGTAAAGATGGTAAACCTGGAGTTGACGGAAAAGATGGTGTAGCTGGTCTTCCAGGAATTAATGGAAAAGACGGTGTAGCTGGACCACCTGGTAAAAATGGTAAAGATGGCGTAACTGGACCCCAAGGTAAAACTGGACCTGCCGGACCCAAGGGTCCTCAAGGAGATCCAGGAATATCCCTCAGTTCTGGATCTTCAGCTGGAATTGGTGTTAATTTTAGTGCTTATTCACCAAATTAAAAATTATAATAATTAAAATATTTAGTTATTATAGATAATACTCAAGTTTTTCGCTAATGAATTACAAAAAATACAACAAATTACTTATAATGATATTGATCTTAATATCCATTGTGTTTATTTTTCAATCATCTTTTGTAGACTTTAAAGAAGGTCTAAATAATAATGCTTTTATAGATGAAAATGATGTTAAAATAGATAATGAAAAATTCAATCCTAAAAATTTAAAAGCTTACGTAGATGATGGCAGTACTACAGCTTTCAATCCTAATCATGGTAATCTTTCTAAACTAGAAGTAAAAAGAGCAAAAGTAGCAGACATAGAAGACAATGGAAATGAATTTAGTAAAAAAATAGAAGATTTGAAAGATCAAATTGATAAGAAAAAAGAAACTATCAAACTTCTTGAAAGAAAACAAGACGTAGTTCTTGTACAACTAAAGAAATCAACGGATAAATTATATTAAGATTTGTATGATTCATAATATCAATATAAATATATATTTCTAAAAAATATATTTATTATGGGAAATAAAGCATCACCCTCAAAACCACCTCCTCCAAAACCACCAAAACGAGACAAACTGGATACTATAATTGATTTAGAACGAGACCAATCGTATATGAATAATAGGTTACTGACGCGCCAAAACTCTATTATGGAGCGTGAAAATAGGATCTTGGAAGATGGATTACGTGGTGTGAACCAAGACAGATCCTTGAATAATAGAAAGTCAACTTGTGAATTAAACAGATGTGAAAAGGACATGCGTGATTATGATGAAAAAAAGAATGAAGAAAATAAGCAGCAACAACAAAAAGGATTATCTCTATTGAGTGAAAATCTTGCACAAATTACTACGTTAATTAAAAAAACTAAATCAGAAGTAGAACAATTAGAGGATGAATTAAAAAAGACCATTCAGGCAAAGGAGGATTTTGATAAGAAAAACAAATATTATACAAATAAATAAAGTATTATAGAAAACGCTGACTTTTAAATTTTAAAATATCAAGTATCTTAGAAGTAGTTGGAAATTCCTCCTTTCCATAAATATCTTGTAATAGCATCCATTCAAATAATCCACCTGAATATATATAAACGTTCACAAATCCAATATTTACTAATTGTTTATATTTTTTTTCTACTGTTGCGTCGGATGAATTTTTCCCATAAATTATAATTGTTTTGTCTTTAAATTGATAACTATTTACCAATTCATTTATCATGTTCTCCTCCATGTCATGTTTAATTGTATTTAAAATTAAACAATCTTGTTCGTTTATTAATAAGGTATTTATTAACAGATTTTTTTCTTTATTTTTAACACATGATTGTACATCTTCAAAACCTACTTTTTTAATTGAATTATCAAACAAACCTAGAAACATATAATAGTGTTGAGTCTATTATTTATTTAAGTTAACTCAAAAAAATAAATAATATATATTACAAATTAAAAACACATTGTCAAATATATATTTAGTAATATAATAATAATAATAATACGATAATATATAAAAATGACAGTGATTAACAATATAGAAATTGATAATATTCAATATCGCAGAAATATTATTAAGGATGCTATTACTAATAATGAGCCTATTGAGGACAAATTAAATGTAATAATTGTTATATCAAATCCTTGTTTATTTGCTCGCAGATACATTTTATTAAAAGAATTCGTTCAACGTTTAGAATTAGAGGAAACAAATGTCAATTTATACTTAGTAGAATTAGCATACGGAAAGCAAAAATTTATAGTCACAGATGCTAAAAACAAAAATCATCTACAATTACGAACCGAACATCCTTTATGGCATAAAGAGAACATGATTAATGTTGGCATAAAAAAATTACTACCTACTAATTGGAAGGCTGTAGCATGGATAGATGCGGATGTTGAATTTGAGAGTTCCAGTTGGGCAATGGATACTTTAAAGATCTTAAATGGTTCTATGGATATAGTTCAATTGTTTTCTCATTGCGTTGATATGAACAAACACGAAGAATCAATGAATACATTTCCTAGTTTTGGATTCCAATATATTAAAAAACTACCTTATAGTAAGAAACCGGTTAATTTTTGGCATCCTGGTTATGCATGGGCATGTACCAGAAAAACGTACGAGAAGATCGGTGGATTGTTCGAAAAAGCAATTCTTGGTTCAGGAGATAATATTATGGCCCTTTCATTAATACAAAAAGCTGAATTTGCAATCAACGAACATTATACCGATGAGTACAGAAATCTTGTATTTGGATTTGAAAAGAAAACAAAGGCATTACGTCTTGGTTATGTTCCAGGAGTAATTAGACATTATTATCACGGATCTAAGAAAAATAGAAATTATGAGAACCGCTGGAAAATGTTGGTAAATCATGGGTTCTCTCCTATAGAACACATAACTACTGATGAAAATGGGATTATTGTACCTACATCAGCTTTCCCTAAGCAATTATTAAGTGAAATAATGGATTATTTTAAGAGTAGAAATGATGATGAGATTTACGAAGGAGGCGATTTCAGTAAACGCATAAAATCAAGTGAAAATGTAATACATAATCTATACAACGCCTTTGAAAATTTTGTCAATCCTGAAAATAAGTGAGAATAAAAAAAATTGAATAATATAAAAAGATTATATTATTAGGTATAATCATCGTAAAATATGGATTTTAGTCAGAATAAATTAACGCGGGCAGAATGGGAAAATCTGGAAGTTCCTGTTTCAATGGAAGAAAAACAAATTATATCCATGATCAAAAATGGATATAACGATACAAATATTCATTTTAATGAAACTGTTTCTATGTTCTCTTTCATAAAAATTGAGAAAACGCCGGAATTGGAGTATTTCCTATACAAGAAATATTTTGAAGATTTTATAGTAGCTACTACGAAGAAATATGGAAAAAATACACCTATCGAAAAATATAAGCTTACAGGATCAGTGAACATGTCGTCTGGTGGAGAATTAAAGAATCTAAAGAGTGCGGATTCTATCCGTGTTCAAAACCTAGATAACAACATTCAGGTGAACAAGAAAATTATCTTCGAATATCTTCTTATGGATCTATGGAAGCAGCTAATAAAATCAATATCTAAGAAAAACAAAAAATATGCATTTTATTTGTACACTATTCTACAGCTGAAACGAGCTTCCATTCCTTACATTAACAAATATTTACTTACTATTATTGATGAAACTGTTCTCTTCGTAAATAGTTTAATTAAAACAGGAGACATCATTGAAAATGCATACGAATTCATTGAAAAAAATCCCTATTTACTGAAACATGAAGATAAGAAACTATTCGATCACCAAAAGGAATTGTTTACCGTTTGTAAAAACACCTCACCCAAATTTATATTATACACAGCACCCACAGGTACTGGAAAAACGCTTTCCCCGATAGGACTATCTGAGAATCATAGAATTATATTTGTTTGTGTTGCTCGTCATATTGGTCTAGCATTGGCAAAATCGGCCATTTCTGTTGAGAAGAAAATTGCATTTGCTTTTGGTTGTGAAACAGCATCTGATATTCGTCTCCACTATTTCTCTGCTGTTAATTACACGAAAAATTATCGATCCGGTGGAATTGGTAAGGTAGATAACAGTGTGGGAACGAATGTGGAAATTATGATTTGTGACGTAAAGTCTTATATTACCGCAATGCACTATATGTTGGCGTTTAACGAAGCAGAAAACATTATTACTTACTGGGATGAGCCTACTATAACAATGGATTATGATGATCATCCTTTGCATGAAACTATACATAAGAATTGGAAGGATAATAAAATACCTACAATTGTTTTGTCGTGTGCTACGCTACCTCTATTTGATGAAATTCATCCCGTGTTTGATGATTTCCGTGGAAAATTTGACAATTCTGAAATACATACTATCACTAGTTATGATTGTCGTAAATCAATCCCTATTTTGAACAAAGATGGATATTGTGTTCTTCCTCATTTCCTGCATTCAGAATACGATAAATTAATAGAATGTACTAGATACTGCATTGAAAATAAAACAATTTTGAGATACTTTGATTTGCAAGAAATCATTCATTTTATTCAATACATTCACCTGACAAATAATGTGGACGAGGCTTATTCGATGGATTCCTATTTTGGAAAAAACGTTACCGACATAACTATGAACAGTTTGAAAGTATATTATTTAGATATGATCTTGCACATTCATTCTTCAGAATGGCCAACTATCTATACGTTTCTGTGTAGCTCTAGAAAACGTAAATACGAATCGAATACTCAAATTAAAAAGATCAGTAGCATGGACCTTCCTCGTACAGATTCATCGAATAAATTGGTTAGAACAAATAGTATGTCTGCAGTACCAAAAGGAACGGAAAAAGGAACGGAAAAAGGAACGGAAAAAGGAAATGCTTCATCAGGAATTTTGTATACAACATCTGACGCGTATACTCTTACTGACGGACCTACTATATTTCTAGCAGAGAATGTCAATAAGATAGGTTCCTTTTATATTCAACAATCAAATATTGCCCCTACGGTTTTTCAGAATATATTATCCAAAATAATTAAAAATGGAGAGATTATTAAACAAATTGATAAGTTAGAAGGAATGATTTTATTAAAGGAATCTAAATCTGGTGCACCAGATTCTAAGGAAATGGCAAGGGAAAGTGGTCGATTATGCAAGGAATCTGAAGCTATGATGAATGAGATTAATAAATTACGTAAGGAAATTCGGCTTGTTTCTTTGGATTCTAATTATGTTCCTAATAGTAGACCCCATCAACAATTATGGGCACCTAATGGTGAAGTTAATGAAAACTCATTCTGTTCAAATATTGGTGAGGACATCGCAAAACGTGTCATGATGTTGGACTTGGAGAATCATCTCAAGGTATTGTTACTTTTGGGTATTGGCATGTTTAGTGACATACCATCGATTGAATACATGGAAATCATGAAAAAACTGGCATCAGAACAAAAATTATTCATGATTATTGCCTCAACTGATTATGTTTATGGTACAAATTATCAGTTTTGCCATGGAATTATAGGTAAAGATTTGACGAGAATGACACAACAGAAAACTCTTCAAGCTATGGGGCGTATTGGACGAAATAACATTCAGCAAGATTATACCGTTCGATTTAGAGATGATGATATGATCAAAGGTTTGTTTGAGAAACCGGAAATGAATTTAGAAGCAATCAATATGTGCAAATTATTCTGTAGTGAGTAAAAAATAAAACAATAAAAAATAAATAATAATGCTCTTTTTTTTATCATGAATATATAGATGTCGGAGGTCGAGTCAAAAGAATTATCTACTTTAATTATAACTATATTAAAAGCGCTATCTAATAATCCTACTGAAAACAACAACGTTTCAGTAATCAATGAAGAAGATAAGTTTTTGACTGATATGATTGATATTATAGTATCTATAGCGAATAATGAAAAAATTGTTGAAGATACACCCAGACAGAGCTCACTATTTAGCTTGCCAAATATAAGTTTGCCAAAGGTTAGTATCCCAAACATAAGTTTGCCCAAAGTTAATTTTTCATTGGGCAAATCTGATTCTAGAGAAAGATCAGAAACAAACACAAGTGACATTACAGAATCAAGTTCTGGCTTGTTTACACCTTCTTCGTCAAATGCAACTGATGAAGAAAGTTATAATAGTAGATCAAGATCAACTAGTGTTACTGGTTCTCTATCAAATGTAAGCTCAGGACTCGGATCAGTATTTTCTAGTTTAATTCCAAGATTCTATAAGGAACCTAAAGAAGGCGAAGATTTTGTGTTACAAGTAGATAGTTGTCCAAAAATAACCGAAGAAAAAGATGAAAATGACTCGGCTAAAAAAATATATCCTATTGCCTACAATGAAAAACATAAATGTATTATGGAAAACAGTAAAGTAGGAGAAGAAGTAGAACAAACTGCACCTAAAGTTCCTTTAGAATAGTGTTATGAAATAAAAATATATAAATACAAAATCCATCTTGTATTTAGATATGAGTGAAAGAAAAAAATATGTAATGGCTACGATTAAAATTCCATTAGAAATTGCAAGTCCAGAAAGTTATCAACCATTATCTAAACTAATAAATATTACTCTTGAATCAATTAATGAATTACCTGAAACACAAGATGGAGATTTTAACGATGAATCGATTGAAAAACAAATTTTGAATTTTTTAAATAATAGTGTAACGAAGGAAAATATTGTAGAGAACAAAGCATTTGTTTCCAAAGATGAAATAAAACTCATAAAAAAATCACCAAAAAAAAATATGACTTTTCGAAACAAAAATCATTCAACTTCCAAATATACATTAAAAAATTAAGACATTAATACGTTAATACATTAATACATTATCGTGATGGATAAGGTCTTTGATTTTGTTGAACAACAATAGGTTCTGGAACTAGAACCGGATATTTATAAAAAAGAGATAAACTTTGCAATGGCTTTAATTCTGGAGCATAATTTATCTTTGGATTCACTAAATTGGTAGATCCAATACCAAATAACTGTGTCTCAATGTCAATATTATTAAGAGATAAATTCTCTGAAGCAACTCTTCCATGTAACAAACCATCACCAGGATAGTAATTAACTAAAGGAGCTCCGTACAAATAATGTTTGTTTGTATAGTAATCAACTGTATTATTATTGATGTGTGCTTCTCCATTATAATCTCCTTTTG